TCTTGTTTTTTTTGATTTTTTACCTTCTTTTTTTACATAACCAAATTTACCCTTTTTAGTGAAATAACCATATTTTTCTAATCTTTTTTCTCTTTTAGCAGTATTATGTTTTTTTCTAGATACTATCAATCCATTTTTGTTTTTCATTAATTGTTCTTTTTTTAATCCACCATTTGTTTTATACGCTGTTCCATGCATTACTTGAGCCCTTGAACCTATTAATAATTCATATTTTTTACCTTTTATATGATACATACCATCGCTATGTTTCATTGTTTTTTTTACCATATTTTATATATAAATTATATATATATTTTTTTTATTTACTAAATATTTGTTTTTTTTGTTTATATTATTATCTTTATAATATTACTTTATTATAATAAAATGTCATCTATCAATAAATTAATAGCTAATGTAAAAAAAACTTCTCCTTTAACATCTTCATTTATAAATAATGATTCTTCATATATATGTATTGATACTAGCACTAACAGAATTGGTTTTAATACACAAAATCCATCTTATTCTATACATATAAAAAAAAATAAAGGTATCATATGTGTTAGTAATATTTTATTATCTAATTTAACTTGTGATGTTAGTGGATTTATCAACGATCTTTCATGTTCAAATTTTGATGTTTCTTTTTTAAAAGTTGATTCTAGTTTCATAGTAACTGCTGATAAATGTGATTTTTCTTGTCAAAATATTGATTTTAGTAACACAAAATTAAAGGTATTTGATTTATCTGTTAACAATGATTTATCTGTTAATAATTTAAAATATAAAACTTTGCAGAAAATAATTGATCCTACTGATTCTAATAATTCCGATGAGTTTGATAAAGTTGAAATTAAAGATTGTTCTATTAACCAAACATTAGATATTAGTGGAATATTTACTTTTCATGAACAAAGTGATGGTAATCTTTCTGAATTCTATTGTTTTGATGCTGAAACTAGTTTCAATCTTATAAAAACACAAGATATTAGTTGTGCTAATGAAATATCTTGTAATATTATTAGTTGTAATGATATAACATGCAACTTTATTAAAGTTATCGATGAAATATCTTCTAATAATATAGATTGTAATTCTTTAACAAGTATTAGTAAAATTATAGCAACCGATATTAGTTGTTCTAATGAAATATCAGGTAATATTATTAATTGTAATGATATATCATGTAGTGATTTATCTTGTAATGATTTACATATTAACAATACTATAACAACTGATAAATTAGAAATTACAAGAGATTTAACTGCGGTTGGAGATAATATTATAATAAATAATGTAAACTTAGAAAATTGTAAAATTAATAATAATTTATCTGGTCTGCCAAATAGTAAAATTGATATTAGTAAATCTCAACTTATAATACCTGATATATCGTATGTCAATGATCCAACAACTGGTTCAATTTACTTTGATTCAAGTTTACAATCTATTAAAGTTATACATGATTCTACAAATGATCAATCATATAATATATTTTATAATAAAAAATTTGTTAATGTTGAATTAAGTTATAATTATATTATACCTAATGATGTTGCTATTATTGATAATAGAAATTATTATCAAAATATAATAGATAGTTCTTATACTAATTTTGTTTCATTTAATGACATTAGAAATAATTATAATTATGTAAATAATTTTATATCTACTGATATTGATAATGATATTAGTTATTTAAATATACCATTAGATATATCATATAATAAGGCTAATGTAAATCCCGATGAATTTTATAATATTAGTAGTGATGCATTAATACAAAGTAAAAATGTTGATAGAATAAAAATTATATATAATGATTTTGTAGCTGAAAATGTATCAGTTGGTGATAAACATTTGTTTACAAATAAAAATATATTTTTTAATATAAATGCTTATGTTACATTAAAATATTTTAATCAACATCCTAATGATGTTGAAGTTATTAGTTATGATTTTGAAATGATTAATTATACAGCAACTACTTCAGGTACGCCTAATGTATTAACTAAATCAAAAAATACAATCATTTCCTTTGATAATTCATTTAATTATTCTACATCAAATTTAAATTATGTTGGAAAACTTGAAAATGGAACTGTTGATTCTGATAATAATAGTTATATATATTTTAGAATTAAAACTGATAATAATAAAGATATTAGCAACTTATTATTATATGATTTTAATTGTTCTGTTGTTCAAATATAATTATATTATTTAATGTTACATTCAAATTAAATAATACTATTTTCGATAATGTTTTATTATTATTTAATGTTACATTCAAATTAAATAATATTATTTTTGATAATGTTTTATTATTATTTTTGATAATGTTTTATTATTATTTATGATAACGTTTTATTATTGATGCTTGTTGACGATTTCTAGAACTTGAAGATCCTAATTTATAGTTGTGTAAAGTTCTATCATATAATCCTTTACAATCGCTTGGACACAGTTGTATTTCTGTTTTTTCTTCTATTATATTTATTATAATATCTCTATATAATACTAATTTATTAAAATTATCATCTATTACTGTATATTTTATAAATTTTTCATATCTTTTTATATTTCTATTTTCTATATTGTTTATCAAATTAGTTAAATAATTATCATATGTAAAATCATAGTTATTGTTTACATAATTTATTATATAATTCATATTAAAATTTTCATTAATTAATATATTATCTATTGGTTCATATATACTATTAAATTGATCTACTAATATACTAACATTATTTGATGTTAAATCAAAAAATATGTATTTATTTAAATTTGTATTATAATTTAAAGATTGTAAATTTTCTATATCATTTAATATTTGTGATCTAATATTTAAAGAAGTAATATTTAATGGTATATTATTGAAATTTGTTACTAAACTATTATTATAATAAATACGTGGTCCATTTATTGTTTCATAAATTTTTATATTTTTATTATATTTTCTTGTATTGTTTAATTTATCTTTTACAATAAATAATATATCAACATAACCAAATAATAAATCTATATTATTATCATATTGATTGAAATTAGAAAAACTATAAAAACTATCTAACGATATATCTAATATATAAGAACTTAATATACTTTCACTATAAATTTGTTCTATATTATCATTAATATTATATATTTTTTCCTTATGAATATACATATATGTTTTATTATCATGAACTAAATCAATAATATCACCATCTTCAATATCTTTTATATTTTTTACAAAATTTAATAAATTTAATTCCAATCTTTTGTCTTTTAAGTCTGTTCTTGTAAATTTATTATAATGATATATTACTGATTCAAAATTATTGTTGAAAATTATTTTTGGTGGTGTTATATCTGGTATTGTCAAATCTAATAAATATTTATCTATAAATAAATTTTTGTTGTAATAATCTGTATAATTTACATTTATATTTATCATTATACTATTTGATTCTATTGATCTTAATAATAATTTGGATCCTTTTAATGTTATATCACTTATTAAATGATTTATTTCTGGAATTTTTTCTATACCTATATGAGCTCCAAATAATGTTTCTTTTGTTAAATCAAATTTTTTCTTAAAAATTTTATATGTTAAAGTATATAATCTACTTATGGTATTTATATTTATTGGTGAATCTATTTCTATATTTATTATATTTGCAAATTCTGGCGCTGTCATCAAATAATTTGATAAACTTCTAGATCTGTTATTCATTCTTTCTGCTATTGGTTTAACAAATGATGTTTTTAATATTGTTGATAAACTTACAATATCTAAAAATTCATTATTAATAGTATTTAATATTTTATTATTTGCAAATTGATATTTTACATATGATATATCTAATTTAGAAAAATTACTATACCATTGTAAATAATCACTATTATTATAAATATCATCATCTATATTATTTGTAGATTCTTTACTATTGTTATAACATATATCATACATTTCAAATATTTCTTTAGCATAATTAACATCATATAATTCTTGTACAATTTCTTCATATATTGACATTTCTTGGGCTAACAATTTAAAATTTGTTTTCAAATCATCAAATAATTTTTCAAATGTATTATAATTAAAATAATTATCTAATGACTCTAAATAATCAAATGATAAATCATTCATTATTCTTAAAAATTGAGGATAATTTCTATTTACAATATTAGCCGATTCGTCTAACGCATAATGATGTATACTATCTGATAAATCACTATATTTTTTTTCTGTTGCACCGGGATCTTCTTTATTGTAAAAATAATATAATTCTTTATTTTTATCATCTATTGTTTCATATAATAAATATGAAAAATCCATTTTAACAGATACTCCTTTTGTATCTTTTACATATATATTATTTATTATATCATCATATGTAAAATCTCTATTCTTCTTTGGAAACTTCAATCCTGATGCATCTGGTGATATTTCTATTAATTTTTGTTTATTTATACTAGCATCTATTAAATTTGCAAATGATAAATCATTTTTATACACATATATTGCAGATGGATCTTCATATAATTTTTCTAACCATGGTGTAATATTTAGATCATTAGGATCAACATTAACTTTATCAACAAATTTATAACTTATTTTATTTGCATCCAAATCTACATAACTAAAATCATAACCTACTCCAGCTCCACCATGTGGTGCATCATATAAATTTGATAAATCAGTCATAATTATTCTGCTAATGTCTTCTACTAAAATACCACATATATCAAAATTATAAGGTAATAATGAAACAAATCCTGGTTGTTCATTAAGACTTGTATCTCTATAATTATATTTTAGTTCTTTATATATACTGTAATATTTTGTAGGAGGATTAGTATTATTATAACTTATTTCATACATTGGATAAACTAATTTGTTCATTAATGAATTTATGAATGTTTCTTTATCAATATCTGAATTAATTGTTTTCAATCGTGGTCTAAATATAGCTCTTATTTCATCTACATAATTATTAAAACTACTATGCATTTCTTTCAAATTTTCATAATCTTCTCTTCTTTCTAGAATAAAATCATTAGCAATATTACTATCTTTATTTATGTATTCATGAAAAAAATTAAAAAATTTATCATAATTATATTCTATTAATTTATAATCTGCTTGTAATTCATCCATTTTTATATAAATTTCATCTCCTATTACATCATATAAATTATCAAATTGAAAATTTTCAAACTCAGGTATTAATCTAGAAATAAAATCATCATTTTTTATATCAAATAAAATATCATTAAAAATATTCTTTCTAGTTCTAATATTATCATAAAAATCATTTAAATTTACAGATTCTATAACATATCTAATTTCTGACAAAATTTCACCTAATCTTTCATGTATATTAAAATATTTTTTATTTATTGTATTGTCTATTTGATTAAACAAAATAGAATTTGAACCCCAATCAGTTCTATATGTTGTTTGTTCATAAAACATACTATTTACTGTTATGTAAATATATTGTATATAATAATTGAAAACTATTAATATACTTCTCAAATCATCTAATATTTTCATATGATCATTTGTAAATATTATTTGTTTTTTTTCTGAAAAATCAAACATATCAAAATTATTTACATAATTTATATTACTCAATTTTAAAGTATATTTTAAATTTCTGAGTTTTATATTTTCAGATTTGTACAAAGGTATTTTGTATATATTTCTTTCAAAATAATCATTTAAATCTAATAAAAATGTATAAGTTTCATCATATTGATATATTTGGTTATTTATACCTTCATATATTATTTCTGATGTGCTCCCGGTTATATTCAAAATATCAAAAATTTTATACGGTTCATTATTTAAATCATGTGTACTTAAACTGTCAATTACATTAAAATTAATACTTAATGTTTCATCATGTAAACTATTATTACTTATTGTATATATAATATTATTTTTTGAATAATCATAACTATATGATTCTACTACATCACTATTTTCACTGAAATCAAAATAAAAAGACGATGATAAATCTATTAAATAATTATTGTTATTAACTATAATTTTACTATCTTCATGTTTTTCTATTTCATCATATATTAAATAATTTGTATGTTCATTATCTTTAGTATCATATTTATGAAAAATAAATTTGTTACTATCTGGTAATATACCTATATTATGATAAAAATTTTTTTGTGTTAGTAAAATAGCTGAATCACTAACATCTAGACCACTTCCTAATGTTGCATTAAATACTTTATTGCTTGATAAAAATATTTTATTATTTATATCTGTTACATTTTCAAATATTTTTGGACTATTACTATTATTTACTTCTTTTTTATTTAATACATTTCCTTTTAAAAACATAGAAGAATTTTGAAAAATAATACAATTTGAAATATCTTCTTGTGGTGGTGTATATGGTATCAAACTTACATCACAATATATATGAACATCAAATTTTTTGTACAATAAATAATCATAAAATTTATTTATATTAGATGGATTAATTAAATCTTCAAAATTATCATTACTTATAATAGATTTATCTAACACACTCATTGTTCTATTAAATTCATAAATTTTTTTTTGTATATCAAATAATTCATCATCATTATATTTTTTGTAATTATCTAAATAATTTAGAATATCTATATACGAATATAATAAAAAATCTATATTATTAGCTGAACTATCATATCGTAATAAATTATTTAATATTAATCTATTTGTACTTATTATTTTGTTTTCTAATAAATTGACATCAAAATTTTTATCATTTATTATTACATTACCTCTCATATCTTCAATTGTATATTTGTAATTATCCATTGTATATTTATTAGGATTATTTTGAGATGTTAATGTATTTACATAATTATTAAAATAATTTACATTATTTACTATATCATTTTTTATTAATTGAATTACATTAAAATATAAAGCAGTATTCCAATTTTCATATATATTTTTGTAAATTTTTTCTGTGATTTCTCCAGTATTTCCGATTTTATTATCTGTATATTCGAACAATAATTCAAAACTTTTGTTATGACTTAAATAACTTATATCTAATTTATGTTCTTCAGGAATATTAAATAAATAATTATAACATGAGTCATAATAATCAAAATTATTTTCATTATTATCTTCTTTTAATTTTATCATATTATTAGTTCTAAAATATTCACTTTTAGAAATATCATTTATAAATACCACTTTTTTTTGATTATCAAAATACAAAATATTATTTAATATATTTCCCTGTGTTATACCAATAAAAGATTTTGTTACTGGTTCTCTAGTTGTATGAGCACTTAATAATATTCTGTTTTTGTATTTCATAATATCACCACTGCCTGATTCATTTATTGTATTTAAACACAAATCATTTTCTATAGTTCTTATAGTAAAAAAATCAATTTTATCAAATATTTTTTCAGATGTAACATTTCCATTTAAACTTAAATATTGACTATTTGTTAATATATCTTTAAAAAAACATATATTTGAATTTATTTGTAATTGTCCTGATATATCTTCTATTCTTCTTGATTTAAAATATAATATATTTGGTGTATATGGATCTATTAATAATTCAATTTTTGAATTACTCATACCTGGTAAATTTGTATATTTAATATTTTTAGTGTATTTATTTCTATGATAAACATCATAAAAGAATTCTATTTTATTGTAAAAATTAGAATAATTAGAAGTATCAAATTCATACAATCCGTAAGATAAATATAAATTTTTGTTGTATATTATATTATTATTATTATTTGTAAATTTATAATATGGGTTAGACGATTCTACATTTCTATTTATTATTTCGACCTTTATTCTTGTTTTACCATTAAACATATTAGCATATTGAAAATAGTTTATATTTTCTATCTTATTACCATTTAGACTAACATCATCAATACAATATAATTCATTATAAGAATTATCTAATATTATATCTTTAGAATTATTTACATCAATCAATGTATTATAACATATATCATATAATTGAATAGACATTCTGTCAAAATTACCAATTTTTTTCATAGTAATATAACCATTATTACAAATATCCTTTAATTTGTACAAATTACATGAAGTATCTTTTTTATCATATACATTATATATTTTTGTTATATTTGTTTCAACGCTATTACTATAATTAATATTTATATTGTTTGATATATCAAATGGTAATATAAAAGCATAACAATATTTTTTTTCTAAATTTATAATATAACTAACATCATAAATATTTTTATTGGATATATATTTATTACTATATATGTATTCATATGGGTTTGTATTAATAGTATATTTATAATATAATATATTTGATAAATCTAAATCATTTAAATTGTTATTTATATGATTAGTTTTATTAAAAAACAAATTATTATTATGAAGCTTCAAATATGTATTATATTCTAATGGTTGTGTTTTTACAATTTGCAAATCTCTATGTTTTTTTGCTTCTTTATTATTGTTATTAGATTTTTTGTACAATATATCATATGTTCCTATATTATTTGTTATTAATCTATAATCTATACCATTTAATTCTGATTCTTTAATATTGTATTTAATATTATCATTTGAATTTTTGTTTTTTATTACTAATGAAGCATCTTCTATATTATCTAAATAACCATCTATTACATCAAATATACTATGACCATAATCTACAAATGGTTCATAATTAGTCAAATATATTTCTATATTACTTGCATCTTGTGATCCTATTAATGTAATATATGGTGGTAATATAGTTAATTTAATATATTTATTCATTGATATTTCATTATTAAATTCGTCTTTTATATTGAAAATTTGTACAATATTGTAATTATCTATTGATGAATCATTATTAAAGTTCAATAAATTTGATAAATCTATTATATTCAATGATATTTCATTATCATAATAATTGTGACTTATTTCATAATTATTTTTACTATTATTATTATTGTAAGAGTTGTTATTAATTACATATGAGTTATCTTGTATTTTTTCAATATAATCATAACTTATGGTATAATTATTTGTGAACAAAGATGAATTATAATAATTATAAGAACCATCTATAACATTTTTTATTGTTATACCTCTATCTAAATATAATAATTCTGTTCTATTACTGTGATTAATATGAAAATCACCGCTTATATAACCTATTATATATGGATTTTTTTCACTATCTCCTATTGCATATTTATTAGATACTTCACTTAATTTGAAATTATTAAATTTAGTATTATCAGAATTTGCTATATAAATTAAGAATTTATTGATTGTAGTATCATCATTATTCTTAATTTCTATATTTAAATTTTTTGTAACATTTATTTTTTCAGTTATTTCATAATTGTCTGCTTCATTGTAACATACATCATATCCTAATTCTTCTAATAAACCTATTGATATTTTGCTTAATTTTCTATTTGATGTATTTATATCTTTTATTTCACATAATATTTCATTACTTAAACCTAATGATTTGATTCCCCTTATTAAATGATTGTTATTTATTAATGGATCATCGTTTATATAAAATTCTTGATTATTATTGGAAAAATTTATTGGTAATCTTATAAAACTATTATCTATATTATAACTAGCATCTTGTATATATTCTTTATATATGTTTAAAAATTTTTCTGATCCTTTATAATAATTATAATTATTATATATTTGAAAATTGTTTCTATTATTTGTTTCAAACATACTTTTTCTATTTATACCTAATGTTCTTCCTAGTGTATGTAATAATGTTTTCTCATTTATTTTATTGTATTCGTATATATTAATACTAATATCAACTTTTTTTGGATATTTTTTGGAATTTATATTTTGATATGTTATATTATTTATAGATATATCGTAATTTTCAATCGCTGAACTTATATCAATATTTACATTTATTGGTTTCAATCCTTGAACAAATTTATTATTTAATACTTTTTTCCATCTATATGCTACATTATATATATTTTGTGTTAAGTTATTTAGTAAATGCATTTCATTATTTAATATTATATTGTATTTATAGTTATTTATACTTATATCAAATATATTTGATATATCATTATGATTTATTTCATGTTCCCAATTTTTTGTTGGAACATATGTGTACATATAACTTTTTAAATTAGGTTTGTACAAAAATTCATTATTTTTTTTTATATTATATATCATTATTTCTTTAGAAAAATCTAATTTGTAAATTATATCATAATATCTTTTCAACAAAACATTTGAAAGATCTAATATACAAAAAGAATTATCGTTTTCGCTTGTTATATCTAATTTATTAAATTTAGTATAATTTATACTATTTTCAAGATCTTGATTTATTATAATATTTATATTTTTTGAATTTGTGTACATATTTTTTTCTTCTTGTGTATTGTAAAATAAATCTAAATTTTCACCTATTAATGTATTTAATGATGTATCTATAACATTTTCTAATTTTACTTTACCACATATAGTATCTTTTACTTCTAATTTATATCTTTTTCTTTTATATTCATCATCATTTATATTATATAAACTTAATATTATGTTATATTTATTAGACGAATTTATATAATGAGTATTTTTATTTGTTTTTATATTGTTTGTATCTGTGTAATTGTCTAATTTTGAAAAATTATAAGGTAATTTAACATTATTATAAATTATTTCACCTGAAAAATCTATTATGTTTTTTAATAATTTGTAATCACATGATTCTAATACAAAACTTTCTTTGTTATTATCATACCTCAATGATATATCATTTTCTTGTAATATTTTATTATTTATCAAATTATTATTTAAATTATTATCTATTTTTATCATACTAGAATCCTTTATATTATCATCATTTTTGTATTGTCTTTCTATATATATATAATAATTATAATCATATTTATAAATTACATTTATATTTATAATTTGTTGATTTATATTATTTGATCTATCATTTGCTTTTATTATTGCTTTATATTTGGTTAATGTTTCTTGTTGTGTATTGATTAATTGTTCTATAATATTAGCTGATAGTTCAATCGAATTTTCATAATATTTAATATTATAATTATTTTTTATATTTTCATTATTTATATAATTACTTGTATTATCTATATTTATTAATTCATTATTATATTCTAAGACATATCTTATACTATCGCCATAATCATGTATATTTGAAAATAATTTTTCATCTAATTTTGTTTTTATTTCATTTGAACTACTGTAAATATCTAGGTCTATTTTATTAGAAACTTGTAGTGCTTTGTTATTTATATCAGGGCTTTCATTATCACATATATCTAATATTCTTTCAAATGTTGTTTTATTTTTTGAATTATTTGATTGTTTTGATTTATCTATACTTTCATATGTTATTTTATATTTACCTATATCTCTATTGTTATTATTTAATCCACCATCATCTATTATTGTTATTGGTGTAAAATTATAATTTGATAAATCTCGATTTTTATTTATTTTATACGGTTCATAATAATTTAAATAAAATTCATCATATTTACTGAATGTATACACGTCTTCTATTAATGATGCATCTGTTATTATTTTGTTGTTTTTACTTTTTTCTATATTATGTACAAATGGTATTCCTTTATCATTTATTTTAAATATTGGTCCATGATTTTTTATATTTACTTGTAGACCTACTATATTACTTGATATTGTTTCTACTAATCCGTCACCTGATAAATACATGTAATAATAAAATCCATATGTTTGAAGACTTAAATCATATATTATATTATTTGATATATCATTATAATTTAAATCGTTTGGTATTATACCATTTATTGAATAATCAAATATTTTTTCAAATATATTTATGTAATTGTACATATAATTATTATCTGTATTTTCAGGAATAATAAAATTAATTTCATTATTATCATCAATCAAAACATCAAATATATTTGGATTTTTGCTTATGTCGCTTTCAGATACTATATTTCTACTTATTTCATATATATTATTAATTACATTACTATCTAATATTCTTGGATGACGCTTATTTGTTATTATATTATTATTGTTTAATATATCATTTACATAATAACCAAAAGATATGTCAATTTTATTTGATACAAAATCAAATTTTGGTATTATTGTATTTTTTATATTAATTTTTCTGTTTTTTAATAAATAAAATTCTTTAATACCATTATCTTCATAAATATATGAATGATATTTAATATCTATAGTACAATTTTTATTTCTTTTATCATAAAACATATAACTTTTTGATAAATCATTAACTAATTCTATTACTGTTGCATTGTTTATTTTTGTTTTTACATTATCATTATTGTATGGTATATTATAACTATAATCAATTGTATTATCTATATTTAATACTATTGAAATATCTGTAAAAATTTTTGATTCTACTTTATTTATTATATGAATTGGTTTATAATCATTTATTATATATTTTAATTGTTGTAAACCTATTTGATTTGTAATATCTATTATTTCAAAACTTATATCTATTGTGTTTTCTGATATTTCTATTATAGATATATCATTATAAAATTCTTTATTATTACTTATATCATCTAGATATATTTGTTCTTTTAATATATTATTACATATATCAAATGTAAATGGTAAATTGTTATGAAATGTTACAAATACATTATTTATATTCAAAGTTATAGAGTCTTTACTTATTTTGTATATAATATTTATAGGATTTATTTTGTATTCATATCTATTATTGTACAATATTGACAAATCTGTCTCATATGGATTAAATCTATTTAAAGTAGTCAATGAAACGTCTATTGCTCTACCTATATCAAAATTATTATAAAAATTATCAGAAATTTCATAATTATGTAAAATCGATGATATATCTGAATATAATGTATCTATATTAAATGTTAAATTTTTATTTGATAATTTTGTTATATCAGTATTATAAACATTAGCATCATTTATTATTAAACTATTTAAACTTATTTCTGGAGTGCTTTTACTATTACTTATATCAATAAATCTTTTTAATTCTCTCTTAATATTGTTATAACTTATTTCATAATAAATTATATTATTTCCTATTAATGGATTTTTGTTAACTTTTTGATGTTTATAAACAAAACTTAAATCAGTAGTTCTTAATGATATACTTATATCTATATTAATTGATGTTTGTGTAAAATTTTTATAATATATTAAATTATAACTTATTTCATTTTGTCCATATAAATCATAATTAAATTCTGAATCAATATGAGTTTCATCTATTTTAAATATATTAAAACACATATCAATATTACTAATTTCAGTTGTTCTATAATCTATTTTTATTCCCTGATCGCTATATTTATTGTATTTATCTATAATATAAGTGTTTTCAGTGTTTCCAGATAATTCTATAATAATATTATTTGGATCTTGTACAAAATACATTGATAAATTTCTATTCGGTACTTTTGAATATTTTAAATTATTATTAAATATATCTGTTAATGATATATCAGATATATCAGTTGGTAAATCTGCATTTGTTGCAAAAATCGCATCTGTGTTAATTTTGTACATTGATACACCTGATATTTCTATAAGTGGAATACTACTACTTAAATCTTTCAATATATTGTTAATTTCTGTTTTAGATTGTATATTTGTATTATTGTACAAAAAATTATTTTTATCAAAAGAAAAATTTTTTATTTTTTTTCGTAGATCTTCATCATTATTATCATATACAATATAACTACTATCTAGTATAAAATTTGGTGATTGTTTACTATATCTTATAGTAGGAACAAGATAATTTATACTGACATCTATAGTTAGCGATTCATCTGTTTTTATATATCCATAATTGTTTCTTTTAAACAAATCATAATTTGTATTAGAGTAATTTAATTTTGGTATAATTATTATATTACTACTAACATCATTTTTTTTTGTATATACATAATTACTATTTATTTTTTCATAATTATTTATATCAGATGTAATAATCATATTTTTTATATTAAAAAAACTAAAATTAAATATTTCTTTATTGTTATTAACACTAAAAACTATTTCTATAGAATCATCTGTTATTGTTATTGTACATTTTTTTGCTGTTCCAGATAAATTATAATCAAAATCAAATTTGTTATTGTTGTATATTACTACATTTTTGTTAAAATAAAATTTTCTGATTTTTAATATGTTATTAATTGTATCAGGTTTTAAGAAAAAAGAAGTCGGATCTATTTGTTGTAATCGTGTTTTATCGTCTTCACTTATATTTATATTATTTATAATTACATATAAATCTTTATAATCTATATATTTAAAATAATAATTGTAATTATTATTTGTATCATTAAATGAATTATATTCTAATAAATATTTATTTATATTTGATAAATCGGTTTCTGATGTTCCTTTTGCATCTTTGTAATAATAAAAAAGATTACATGATATATCATATAATAAATATTCAACATTTTTTGTATGTATATTGTAATAACTGACGCTTATATCTAAATTAATATTATTTATATTATTTGTTATATTAAATATTATATTAGTTTTTGGTCCTGTTTCATCACTAAATTCATAATTTATAAAAGGACCATAATCTATTGTTATTTTTTGAATTATATTTGATATATCATTTGGTAAATAATTTTTATAACTTAATGGATTTGTTAATTGATATTCTATTGAATTAATTGAAATATCTTTATTTAATTCATTATTTGTTCTACTTATATAAATAGAACGTTTTTTGATATTATCAGCATATTTATTACTATATATATCAGATATATCTATATAATTATATATAAAATCCAACTGTTCATAATATTCCAACTCTACTATAAATTCTTTTTCTGATTTAAATTTATATTCAACTATTATTTTATTCAAATTAAATATATCAGTTTCTGTATTAGTTTCTGTATCAGTTTCTGTATTAGTTTCTGTATTAGTTTCTGTATTTTTATTTATGTAAAAATTTTGCAATTCGTTTGATCTGTTATCATAATAAAAAATATTAGATTTGTAATCTGTGTTATATGATTCAAAAGAAATAGTTGATATTTTATTTAATGACAAATCTTTATTAATGTACAAATAAATAGAATTATAATAGTATTTATTATAATTATTGTTGTTATCTAATATATAAGATATATCAGTATATATATAATCTTCATAAATATGTGCGTATTTTTTACTTTCTTCTGATAATCTTAATGGATAATTTTTACATATATCTAATAAAACATAACTTGAATCATTGTTTACATTATATGATATGTCTGGTGTATCAGGACTTAAATCGATATTAACAAATCTTGAATTATCTATTTTTTCATTTAATTGATAATTAAAAAAATATGTGTATGATGAATCTTCATTTATGGAAATATCACTTGTTGATATATATGTTAAAAATAAATTAGATATATCATTAAAATCTTTAAAACTAGCAGTTGCTGATATATCAAATATAAAAACACTACTTATATCAACATTATTTTTATCTAATAAATTCAAATTACTGCTGTAAAAATATAAATCATTTAGTGAAAAATCAGGAAATTTTAATTCTAACAATGTTTCATTATTATAATTTTTATAAAACAAATTTGATAAATCTAAATTTATTGTTTCTTTAATCAAATTAGATGAAATTTCATATGATATACCACTATTTAAATCAAGATTATCAAATGATATATCAAAACTGTGACTTGATTCATTTAAACTAAAATCATTAGCATTTGCTCCAGTAGTTAATATTTTAAATATAAAACTATTATCAAATAATATGTTTGAAGCATCTGATGAATTTTCTGAATTTCTAATGTCATATTTTATGAAACGATATGTTATATTTGGATAAAATTTGTAGGTAAAATGTTCAAAAAAATAATTTCCATTATTCAGATAATTTATATTATTATTTAGTGTTATAAGATTATAACAACTATCAAAAAATCTAAAATAATCTCCATTATCATATGGATAATAATTACCTTTACCAACATAAATAGTTATATTTTGAACATTATTATTATTTAATTTTACATTGAATGATATATCTTTATTATTAGTATTATATGTATATAAATTGGTTAAACTGAGTTCATTATTATTAATGGATAAATCACTAGAATGAGAACCTAATTTTATTAAATTATTTATATTTTTGTCAAAATTAAATAAGTAGTTATTGTTTGGATATAATTCAAAAGATATATCAATTAATTCGCCTACATTTGTATTAGAATTTGTTATAATATATTTATTATTAACTAAATCAATATTATATATTTTTCCAGGATTAAGTATTCTTTCCATTAAATATATAGTTTATAAAAAATATAATAAAATTAACTAAAATTGATATAAAATTATATAAAAGTTAATATCAATAATATATTAATCTATGGAAAATAATTCTGATTTTTTGAAAAAAAAATATCAGAAAAAATCAGATAAACAACATGTTTTAGATAATCCTGATACATATATAGGATCTATTGAAAACATTAACAATATTTCATATATTTTTGATGAAAATAATATTTATCAAAAAAGTATTGAATATATTCCTGGATTATATAAATTGTTTGATGAAGCTATTGTTAATTCAAGAGATCATGTTGTAAGAATGAATAATTTTGAAGAATTTAATGATAATGGATTAAAAAATTATAATGTTACAAATATTAATATTTCAATACAAGATGATATTATTAGTGTGTATAATGATGGAAATGGTATTGATATTTGTCTTCATCCAGAATATAATATTTACATTCCAGAACTTATTTTTGCAAATTTGAGGACATCAACAAATTATGATAAAGATGAAAAAAAAATAGTAGGAGGTAAAAATGGATTTGGAATTAAATTAGTATTTATTTGGTCAACATGGGCTAAAATAGAAACTGTTGATCATACAAGAGAATTAAAATATGTTCAAGAATTTGAAAACAATTTAGATATTATAAAAAAACCCAAAATAACAAAATGTAAAAATAAACCATATACAAAAATTTCTTTTAAACCTGATTATAAAAGATTAAAAATAGATAAATTATCAGATGATTTTAAAAATTTATTATTAAGAAGAATATATGATATTGCAGGTATTACATCCTCTAATGTCAAAGTAAAATATAATGATGAAGTAATAAATATTAAAAATTTCAATAATTATGTTGATTTATATATTGGAAATAAAGAACAACAAGTAAGAATTTATGAATCTCCAAATGAAAGATGGGAATATTCTATATGTCTTGCACCTAATCATGAATTTACTCAAATCAGTTTTGTTAATGGTATTCATACTAACAAAGGAGGTAAACATGTTGAATATATTATTAATCAAATAATCAAGAAAATTACAACATATATTAAAACTAAAAAACATATTGATGTTAAACCATCATCAATTAAGGAACAACTTATGATTTTTCTAAATTGTATTATTGAAAATCCTGCATTTGATAGTCAAACTAAAGACTATTTAAATACTAATGTATCTAATTTTGGTTCTTCATGTGAAGTTAGTGATAAATTTATTGATAAATTGATTAAATTAGGTGTTGTTACTACTGCTTGTAATTTAAATGATATCAAAGATAATAAAGCAGCAAAAAAAACAGATGGAACAAAATGTAGAACTATTAGAAATATTCCTAAATTAGTTGATGCTAATTTAGCTGGTAGTATTAAAGGAAATCAATGTATTTTAATTTTATGTGAGGGAGATTCGGCTAAATCTGGAATTATTTCAGGATTAAGTCGTGAAGACAGAAATTATATTGGTGTTTATCCTATGAAAGGTAAAATGTTAAACACACGTGGTGAAACAATTACTAAAATTAATGAAAATCGTGAAATTACTGAAATTAAACAAATATTAGGTTTAGAACATGGAAAAAAATATGACAAAGAATTGGTAAAATCTAAATTGCGTTATGGTAAATTAGTTTTTATGACTGATCAAGATTTAGATGGTAGTCATATTAAAGGTTTGGGAATAAATATGATTGACAGTGAGTGGCGTTCACTTATTGAAATTCCTGAATTTATTGGATATATGAATACGCCTATTTTGAAAGCGACAAAAGGTAAAAATATTATTGAATTTTATAATAATGGTGAATTTGATAAATGGAAAAAAAATAATGATATTAAGCAATATAGTATTAAATATTACAAAGGTTTAGGAACTAGTACTAGTAAAGAATTTAAAGAATATTTTGAGAAGAAAAATTTAGTTTATTTTAACAATAGTGAAAAATGTTTTGATTCGATTGATATGGTTTTCAATAAAAAAAGATCTAATGATAGAAAATCTTGGTTATATAATTATGATCGTAATAGTTATTTGAATACTAGTAAATCTAATATTACGTATGATGAATTTATTAATACTGATTTAATTCATTTTTCTAAATATGATAATGAACGTTCTATTCCAAATATTGCTGATGGATTGAAAATTAGTCATAGAAAAATTATTTATTCTGCTTTTAAGAAAAACTTGAAATCTGAAATTAAAGTTGCACAATTTAGTGGTTATGTTTCTGAAAATTCGGGATATCATCACGGTGAAGCCAGTCTTAATGGTGCTATTGTTGGGCTAGCACAAAATTTTGTTGGAAGTAATAATATCCATTTATTTATTCCAAAGGGTCAATTCGGAACACGACTTCAAGGTGGTAAAGATTCTGCTAGTGAAAGATATATATTTACTAATTTGAATCCTATTACGCGATTAATATTTTCTGAATTAGATGATCATATTCTAGATTATATTAATGATGATGGTGATTATGTTGAACCTATTTATTATGTTCCCATTATTCCAATGATTCTTGTTAATGGAACTAAAGGAATTGGTACAGGTTTTAGTACTGATATTATGTGTTATAATCCTAATATGATTATTGAATATTTGGAAGCATTACTTAATAATGTAAATCAAGAAATTTTGAAACAAAAAAAGATTGAACCATATTATCAAGGATTTAAAGGAACTATTAAATCATTAGATGAAAACAATTCTAAATATTTGATTAAAGGTGTATATCAAATTATTGGTAACGATAAAATTAAAATTACAGAGTTACCTATTGGAACTTGGACTCAAGATAACAAAGAATTTTTAGAAGTATTGATTATTGGTAATAAAGAAAAAAAACCCAAAAATCATGAAATTATGATCAAAGATTATAGTGATATGTCAACTGATTTAAATGTTGAATTTATTGTTACCTTAAATACTGGTTGCCTAAAAAAATTAATTGATGATAATAATAATGATTATGGATTGAATGGTATTGAAAAATATTTCAAATTGTATACTACACAAACAACTACTAATATGCATTTATTTAATGAACATGAACAATTGAGAAAATATAATAATGTATATGATATTATTAATGAATATTATAGTATCCGTTATAGATATTATAATAAAAGACGTGAATATTTGATTGATTTAATATCTAAAGAATTACTTACATTATCTAATAAAGCTAAATATATTCAAAATATTTTGGATGACAAAATTGATCTTAGAAAAAAAAACAAAGATCAAATTAATAGTATTCTTGAAAATATGAAATTTGATAAAGATAATGGTAATTTTAATTATTTGATTAAAATGCCTATGGATAGTGTAATTGAAGAAAATGTACAAAAAATTATGAAAGAACATTCTAATAAACAAAAAGAATTGGAAGAAATCAAAAAAACTACTGTTGAAAATATATGGCTAAAAGAATTAAATAATTTAAAAAATGCATATAAAGATATGATTAACAATACACTAAAAAAAATTTAAAAAAATTTAAAAAAATTTAAAAAAATTTAATATTTAGGCAAACTACAAACATATAATTTTTTTTTATAACCAACTATTAGGTTGTAAAGAATTATTTTTAAAATTTGAATATATTGGTCTATCTATCGGATTATGCATATAATTAATATTTTCTATATATTTTTTATATTGAATATTATTTTTGTATATATTATTAGATATTAAATTAACTATTTTATCGTTCAAATAATCTATTTGGGTTGATGTGTTATTATTAAATTCATCATAATTTTCTTTGAATATTATTTTCATATTCATTATCAAATCATCATTATTTATATTATTTGATGATTCAATATTTTTTTTTGATAATAAATTTTTTATTCTTGTTTTTATTATTGAAATATTTTTTTCTGAAAAATAATGATTTTTAACTGTATTGTTGCTATTATAAATATCGTTTATTGAATTAAAAAATGTATTATCTTTTATTGGTATTCTATCCATTAATGTAAATTTAGTATTTATATCCATTATATTTATATATATATTATTTTTTATTTTTTATATAATATTTATATATATATATTTTCTATATGTTATCTAAATTTAATAAAAGTGTTATTATATTTTTTTGTATTTTATTAATAATCATTTCTTTAATTTTTTTCCAGAATTTTAAATATTTGTTAGCTAACACTTCTTTTCCTGCAAAAATTAATAAGTGCCCTGATCATTGGGAATTTGCAGGTAATAACAAATGTTTATCTACTAGATTGAATAAAATTCAAAATGATGAAATTTTAGAAATAACAAAATCAAAAATATCACCTTCCGGTTCAACATATGAATTAGATGATAATTTTGATTTTAAAAATGTTTACAAAAAAAATAATTATTGTGCATTAAATGAATATTCAAAAAAAAAAAATTTAGACTGGTCTGGTATAACTAATGCTAATTATACAAAATATTGTTAATATTATATAAAATATTGTTAATATTATATAAAATATTGTTTATATTTTTCTTATAATATATATATTATTTAAAAAATATAAATTAATATATATAATGTAATGTTAAATTTATCTAAATTTAATATTTTTACTATATTTATTTTTATATTAGTTTTCTCTATTATGACTATAATTTATATATTTATTGTTAAAAATTTTTATATCAAAAAATTGATTAATCCTCCTATTGTAAATATTTGCCCTGAATTTTGGGATATATCATATAACACTGATTATAATAAGAAAGATATTGTATGTATTAATAACAACAAAAAAAATTTAGGAAATTATAATAAATCATCTTTTTCAATATATGAAAATGTTATTTCACCAGATAATAGATATTCATTCAATTTATTGAATAAACATTATGTTGATAGTTTAAGCTATTTATGTGATAGACATAAATTTTCAAAAAAATATTCTATATCTTGGAATGGTATAACAAATAATACAAAATTAGATTCTAAATGTAATTATGAATAATATTTTTTATAATAAACAAACTATTGATTATATTTATTTATAATATATATATATATATATATATTCAATATATTATAAATGAATATTATATATTTTCATATGTTACCATGTGAAATAGTAAATATTATATGGGAATATATAAATCCTATTTATAAATATAAATTAAATAAAACTTATTATAGTAATTTTTATAATAAAGAAAATATTGATTATATTTACAATTATTTATATATAAAATTTTTAATTATTAATAATTCTAATTTTTTTTTAAAAAATATTTTTCATAATTATGATTATAATTTTTTTAAAGAAAAAAAATTTTATTATGATTCATTAACATTCTTTAATAAAATTGATTTTCTTTTATTTGTTTCTAAAAAATATAATAATTTTTATGCTTTTGATATTTTAAATAACTATTACAATAAATATGCAAACAATAAAAAAGAAAAAAAAATATATAAAGTTTCACCAAATAAACATATATTATGGACAAATTAAATTTAAATTCTATATTAAACAGAACAAATATAGAAAATCAAATAGTTGATATTATAAATAAATTTTATTATAGTAAAAATAATATTGTAAAACCTGGTATATATGTATATGGTAACGCTGGTATTGGTAAAACTAATTTTATTATTAATTTATTAAAAGATAATAATTTTGATATTATTTATTATGATAATAGTATTATTAGAAATAAACAATTAATAGAAAATATTACTTGCAATAATTTATCAAATAATAATGTTGTTAGTTTATTTAATAAAAAAAACAAAAAAATAGTAATTGTTTTAGATGAAATTGATGGTATTAATTTTGGTGATAAAATGTCTCTTAATTTTTTGATAAAAATATTAAGACTAAAAAAAACAAAAAAACAAAAATTAGAAACATATTCTAATTGTCCTGTTATTTGTATAAATAATAATCAAAATGATAAAAAAATATTAGAATTAATGAATGTTTGTACTGTTTTCAATTTAAAAAAACCTAAAATTGAAGAAACTATTCAAATTTTTAAATATTTAATTCCTGATATATTTTATAAAGATACTTATCTTGATAATTTAACTATTTTACAAAATAGAATTTTAGATTATGTTGATAATAATTTAAATAAAATTAAAAATATTTTAAATTATAAAGATTATAATTTATTAGAATCTAAATTTTTAATTAATTTTGATTCTACTTTTCATTATAATAATAACAATAATAGTAATAGTAATAATAGTAATAATAGTAATAATAGTAATAATAATGATGATAATAATAATGATAATCAATACAATATTAAATATATTACACATAATTTATTGAAAAATTATTATGATTTTAATAATCATTATTTGATTAATGAAACTAATAGAACAGTTGTTACTTTAATATTTCATGAAAATATTATTAATTTATTAAATGATTTACCTTTTCATAAAAAAATTAATATATATTATAAAATTTTAAATAACTTCAAATTTTCAGATTACATTGATAGGATTATTTTTCAAAAACAAATTTGGCAACTTAATGATATTAATTATATCAATAAAATTTTTTACAATAATTTTATTTTATATAAATATGATATTTTAAAACATATTGATTTAAATAAAATTATATTTACTAAAATTTTAACTAAATATAGTAATGAATATAATAATACTGTTTATTTAAATAATCTTTGTTTAAATTTAATGATGGATAAAAGTGATATATTTATATTTTTTATTCATTTAAAAAATAATTACACTATTGATGAAATTATCAATATTTTATATGTATATGATATTAATAAACTAGATATTAATAGAATGTACAAATTCATTAATTCCCTTGATAATTATAAAACTATTGAAAATGAAAATAATATTAATTTTCATAATTATGAAAATTTTGATTCTGAAACTTCTCAATTAAGTGATATTTAAATATTCAATTTCCTGTTGAACCAAAACCACCTGATCCTCTTTCTGTTTTACCTAAATCTTCTACTTTATCTACTAAATATATTTTCATTGGATATTCTATATTTGGTGGACAAATTTGAACTAATCTATCACCAATTGATATTCTTTTATTTGAATAATTGTATTCATCTTCTTGTTTGTAATATTTCATATTATCAAAATTTGCTATTATGTTTCCTCTATATCCAGAATCAATTATTCCTACACTGTTTGCTAGTCTTAAATCTGTTTTTTTTGGTGTACTTGATCTTGAATACAAATAATAACTTACATATCTATCATTTTTTTTCATTGCTGTCACTATTTTATGATTTATTTCATACATACTTGTAATGTTATTTACTGTTACATCATTTGGACAAAATAAATCAAATCCTGCATCATAACATGGTTCTAATAGTCCATTTTTTGTTTCTGTTTTTATGTCATACAAATAATCATCTATTTTTTTATTATGTTTTTCAATTGAATCTTTGTACATATTGTATATTTGTTGTGATGTATTTGTGTGAATATTTTCTGTGTCTACGTATATATAAAGATGGTATGTTTCCATTTATAATTATTAATTTTCAATTATCTTTAATATATTTTCAATTTTAATTTATTATAAAATATTTAAAGATATATAAATTTGTATTATAAGATGAATTATCATGAATGAATTATCTGTATTTATTAAATATTTTTGTATAGGTAATTTATCTTGTTTTATTCTTGATAATATTGCTACTAAATTAGTTATTTTTTCTAAAATTAGAATTACTTCTGAATCTTATATATGGTTTTTTATGCATTTTGTATTTAACTTTTTTATAACATTAATAGCATATGATGATCTTAAATATTGTTTATTAAATATTTCTACATGTTCTACAGATGAATGGTTTAATGGTGATATTATTTATGGACTAACTACTTCATTACATTTATATCATGCTATGTTTTTTAAATTGAATTCTTCTGATATTGTACATCATGTTTCTACAGCTTTTTTATCTACACCGTTGATTATTTTATATCATCGATATCATTCAGCTGTTATGGCTATTTGGTTTATGTCAGGATTTCCAGGAATGATAGATTATTTTTTACTTTGGTTGGTGAAAATGGGATATTTAAAATCTATTACTGAAAAAAAAATTTATGTTGTTATTTCTGTTTATATAAGATCTGCTGGTTGTGTTGCATGTACTACTTTACAATTAGGTGTTTTAAATATTTATACACAATTATCATATATTGAAATATTTGCTATTTCATGGAATACTGTTATTATGTATTTTAATGGATTATATTATATGCATGACACATTAGCTAATTATTATTCAAAATACAATGAAAAATTGTTAGATAATATTTTTTAGCAATTTAATATTATATTTAATTTACTTTATAATATTAAATTATATAGTAATGAACATTGAATTTGTTCAATACAAAGATAATAATGATAATGAACAAAAACTAAAATTTTTATCTGAATATAGCGACAAAAATTATGCTGGTCAATTTATATCTGATATACAACATGATGAAATAAATATATTAGGTAAAGCTAGTAAAAAAAGTAGTAAATTAGAAAATGAATTAATAGAGTATACCAGTAGTTATTCTGATAATTTACTTGAATTGGTAGGAAATTTTACTGAATTTCAATATAATTCTAAACAAGAAATAGATACGAAAAAAGAGACAGAACTTTTTGTTGTTGATGTTTTTAGTGGTAAATATCAAATAAAAGGATTTAATAATTTTTTTGATTGTACTAGTAATGAAAACCTTAAAAATATAAGAGAAAAAATAGATAAGTATAATCAAAATTCACCTACGTATATATTTAGTAAAAAAACAAACTGTGATTTATTATTAAATATTTATTTTAAATATATAGATTCATCTTTTTTACAAATACCTTATGATACTGATACTAGTAATATTATTGAAAAAGAATTATCTGAAACTATATCAGATACAAGTTATAATACATTAGTTAACAATTTTTGGAAAAAACTTATTTATTTAGTTGAACTAATATTAAAAAAAGATGAAACTATTCTTCAAGAAGATTCTTTTACTATAGAAATAATAGAAAAAGCTATAGATATTTTAAAGAAGTTTAAATTTGAATTTGACGATCAAGGGTTAAAATTAATATCAAGTAACAATAATAACAGCGCTATTTGGGCCCCTACACAATTTTCATTAGCCCAAAAAATCACTGACTTGTATAAGATTGAATCTAAAAAATATGCAAAAAACCCTGAAAATCAACCTAAATATAGTTTAAAAGCAGTTTTACCTCGTAAAGAACCTAACGAAAGCAAAAATGAAACTGTAAATTTGATTAGCACTTATCTTAATATTAGTCGTATAGATTTGAAAACAAACATATTAGTATTATCTATATGTAAATTTTTAGGCGATACATCACATATACTTATGACTTTGATATTATTAAAAGTTAAAAAATTTTTAGTTGAAAAATATTCAATCGGAGATAAAACAAGTATAACTTTATCAGATGGAAAAGAAATTTTATTAGAACCTTTAAAAATTAATTTACAATTATCGGAACGACCAATGATGATTAGAAGTTGTTTATTAGATAAATATATTATTGATAGTTTTGAATTAAATGATTCAGAAGATTTAAACCATTTGATTATTTTTATGAAACATGTAGAATTATTGAAAAATAAATATAATGAAATTAATGATAAACAAGAACAACTAGATTTTGATGAAAAAGAAGTAGAAGAAGAAGTAGAAGAACAAGAAGAAGAAGTAGGAGAAGAAATAGGAAAAGAAGAAAAAATTCCAAAATTTTGTTATATGTATTCGCGTGATGAAAATTATTTACTTGAAAAAAAAAAATACAAAATCAAACTTATGATGGAAAAAATTAAAGAGAAAAAAGATATTTTTCGTGAACCAAGTAATGAAATACTAAAATTTATATTTAGTGATCAAAATATTGATGAAAAATTAGATGATAAATATTTCAATGACAATTTTAAAAACAGTAAAGATAATTGTAAATTCATAGAAGATATTTATAATATATGCTGTTTGTTCCCTATAAATAATTTATTTAAAAATGATGATGAAAAAATAATAGATGGAATTATAAATACAGTTGATAAATGTGTTGCTATAACAATTCAGTATCGGTTTAGTGGTGCTCAGTCATCAAGAAACAAAAAACCAATTGCAATTAAATTTCATAAGCAATTAAATAGTAACAACCAATTAGAATTACAAAATATTTTGAACAAGTTTAAAAGTCTTTACGAATATAATAATTTAATTGAAAAACTTAAAGATAAAAAAATATTTAATACTGAAATCAATAATGATTTATATAATAACACTAAAATAACAAATATTATAGAAAAGATTTCTAAACTTAATGATAACGATGAATTTAATAATGTTTTAGCTAAAAATGAAATAAATGATCAAGGAATAGTATTTCAAATTGATTTTAATAAAAATAATAAAGGAAAAACTATAACAAATATAATAAATTATGTTAGTAAGTTAAGTGAAAAATTTAAATCAACAACTACTGGTGGAGTTGTACAAAGACAAGCTGAAAAAAAATCATTATTATATCTTCATTATGAAAGTTATGATATAATTAATGATATTATTTATACTATTTATAAAAATATCAATATATATTTATATTTTGATTATCATTCTTTACAAAAAATTATTAATAAAAAAGAATTTCCTAATGAAAAAAAAAAAGAAATTTTTGATCTTGTTATTAAAGTATTGAATGAAGAATATGGTTTTTCTGATGAAGATAATATTCTTGGTGAAAAGCGAAGTTATGAACAAGTTCAAGATATCTATAAAAATTATTATAGTAATGAAAATAATAAACCAGTAGAAGAATTATTTAAACAATATATTATTTTCCTTTTAGATTTAATTGAATATAACTATATTTTGAAATTAAAAACAAAAAAACCATATACAAAATATGGTACAAAAAGAAGAATAAAAACAATAAGACCAAGAACAAAACCATCACCACATACACCAGATAGAACAAAAAGAAGAAAAACAAGTTCAAGATCAATACTACATACAAAACATAATAATACAAGAAAAAGAAAAAAATTAGAATCAATATCAAGAACAAGAGCAAGTTCAAGATCAATATTACATACAAAAAAAAGAAAAAAATTAGAACCAATACTAAGAACAAGAGCTAGAGCTAGATCAATATTACATACAAAAAAAAGAAAAAGATTAGAATCAATATCAAGAGCAAGATCATTATCAAGAAGAAAAAGACAATATGATCAACACTAAATACAACAGATAATAAAAAAAAAAAGATCAGTAAATTAAGAATTTATTGATATTAATCCTATACCAAATAAACTTATAAATATACCCAATATACATTTGTAATTTAATTTTTGTTTAAATAAAAATAAACCTGCTAACAAT